TCCTCATAAAATCCGTAAGCCCAGCACACAGCCGAGATGCGAACACCTTTAGTTACAGGGGCAACCCGGTGCATTGCGGTTGAATCAAACACGATGATGTCGCCTTTGTTTTTTAGTGCGTTGTCAGTCTTGTCTTTAATCTCAAGCTGTCCGCCTTCAAACTCTGACGGGTCATTTAACAGCATACATAGCGAGACGCGCCGTTGCTTCCCATCTACGGGCGGAAGCACATCGTGATGCCACCAATAGTGGTCCGTAGTCTCATACTTCAAAATCTGTGGGATGTCGAAGCCGCAAATTGACTTGCTCCACTGTGTTCTACTGTTGCCGTCGATCATGTAGTTTTTGCAGACCGAGCCAAGCGGAGACATTAAGTGCTCCGGCAAAACCTTCACTTTGCGAAGCCTTGTAGATTCCTCGCCAGATTCTTCCTGTGTTGCGCCAGTCCCAGCGTGTGACCAGTCCAAACTCTTGATCACATAGTCACAAAAGTCCGGCGGCATAGCCCGCTCGTAATACATAAAAGTAGAACCAATCATCCGTAGTCCTTAGTAATAAGCAAACTGCCTGCGGCGAAATAGCGTAGGCTCGTCTTCTGCATCAGTTGGTAATGGAATGAATCCGCCCTGCCGGTATCGCAGGAGCGCCTGTGTGGTGGTATCGACGTAGTCATCGTGCTCGCCGACCGGGAACGCCGCTACTTCTTCAATGACTTCTCGCGCCCAACGTGTGTCGGGTGCCCACACCTTACCCGAGGCAAACAGATCAGACACCGCGTTCATACGGGCGATCTTGTCGTTACCCCGTGACGGTGTGAACTCCTGCACCGGTATACCCATCCTGCGCAGTTCTTGAATCAGCGGCGAACCTGCCGCCTTCTTTTCAACAATGAACGCATCTGGGTCCCACTCTTTATAGTGCTTGTGTGCGGTCTCTTTCAGTTCAGGAAACGCCATCCTGTCCTTGAACGCATCGAGCAATATCAGGTGTGGACTGCTGCCGTCCTCGTCGTTGTACCAGACACCCCACGTTGTGCAGGCGCTGTAGTCAGAGGTCGTTTTCGTTTCGTGCGCGGTATCCCACGACTGTATGATGAACTCACACTGCGGCGGTCGCTCGTGCTCCCATATCTTCCACGCCGTTCGCGGAATAACTGCGGAGCCATCCGCCGTAGGTTGCTGCATGTACTGCGCGTTCCAAAAACGCGGGTCGAGTGCGGCGCGTTTAGACTCTAACTGCTCTACCGGCCATTGTTCAGGCCACAGCGACTTACCCGATGGGAGGATGGCAGGCAGCTCCACAATCTCCCACTGATCAGCATCGGGGTTTTTTATTGAAAAGTCAATCAGCTTGCCCGTCAGGTCGATCAGGCTCCAGCGCGTCATGATCACGATAATCGCACCGCCCGGCATCAGACGCTGCAGTGGACCTGTCTGGAACCAAGACCACGCGTTGTCAAACGCCAAGCGGCTGTTCGCCTTCATGTCTTGTTCTGAATGCGGGTCATCGATGACAAAAAGGTCTGCACCACGACCGGCCAGTGCTCCACCAACACCTGCTGCGTAATATTGTCCTCCCGCGCTGGTAGACCATTTTCCCGCCGCTTTCTGGTCGTCGGCGACTTGAGTGTTGGGAAATATTGTTTGGTACTCTTCACTTTCAATCAGGTTCCTTACTCTACGACCGAAATCTTCAGACAGGCCCGCTGTGTGCGTGCCCATAATGATCTTCTTCTCAGGATACTTACCAAGGAAAAACGCCGGGAACAGGAAGGAGGAGAACTCCGACTTACCCATACGCGGTGCAATATTGATAATTACCCTCTTTTTGCGCCCTTCAATGACATCCTCGAATATCTTGGCGAGCTTTTTGTGGTGCGCTCCGACCTTAAAACCCGGATATACCTCGGTGGCAAACCCCAACATGTTCGTCTGGGCCGCTTTCTTAGCCGCACGCGCCGCCCGCTCTTCGAGGTCAGCCAATAACTCGGCTTTCTCCTGCGGATTTAGCGTGGGCAGCACTCGTTGGAGCGCCGTTATCTCATGCGGGGTCAGATTCATCTGCGTCCTCCCCATCTTTTTCCGCCGCGTCAGCCTCTACGATGTCTGTCACGTCGGTAACATCCGTCACATCCACGATTTTTGCCAGTCTCTCTAGCTTCTCTTTGATCCGCTTGTCGAGTTCAGCGTCTGTCATGTCGGTTTTCTTCACCTCGACGCGCTCTGTGAACAATGCCACTTCGGTAACTTTGCCCAGAAGCTCCAGCGCCTTCAGTCTGATCTTTGCGTCGGGGTGTTTCGTCTCTTCAAGGAGCTGACTGACCGCATAACCACGCAGCTCCGTTGCCTGTTCGACAAACTTCCAGTCGTAAGCCGTTAGCATGCCGACAAGATGTCGCACGGCGGCAGGTGTATTCAGTTTTGTTAACGCCGCTTTCTGCTCTTCTGGTGTTGCTTGGGTGGCAAGTGCCGTAAATGCACGGTTTGCCTCGGCGTTTTGCGCCTTCTCAAGCGGGTCTGGGGCTGCGCCCAGATCGGCTAACCAATCAGCGGTACTGATCTGACTCTCGAATAACTCTTGTGGTGTTGTTTTTTCAAGTAGGCGTAGACGCTCGGGGGTGGCGATCACCTCCGGCTCGAACTGCACACTACCATCAACCAAATGCTCTAACACGCGAAGACTCCTTGTGGTCTCGTTGGGCGCAGTATATACTGCACTTGACACCGTTGTGTCATTAGTTATATTTCTCCTTGTTGTTTTATTAACCCCGGTCCCCCCTTTCCGGGGTCTTTTTTTGTCCGTGCATGTCAAACATTAGACAAGACTTGTTAGAATTTTTATAATAATGGTGGGGGGTCCGATTTTGGCTTTTTGGCGGGCATTTACTTTTTTAGGGGGTGGGGTTGCCGTCAGATTGACAAAATTGCAATAAAAGTTGGAGAGCGGGTGAGGAATAGTGTTATATGGTCGAGCTATGCAGCAGCCAAAACTCGGGGGGTACGGGTACGGTGGGGTCGCTGGTGCGGGGGTTGTCAAGGGTATTTGGTAGCCTATTGTGGTATAATATAGCTGTGTTTGGCATTGCGCCGCCACATCTCAGGGACACGTTGTCCCCGAGTTCAATCAACCACGCGAAGGAGATTCAAATGACTACCTACAACACACCAGCACAAGTATTCGACGCAGCAGAAGAGATGAGCGTTGCGCTCGCGGAGCAGCTCATGATGATGGGCATCGGCAGCAAGGAAGAAGCAAAACCTCACGCGTTGCAGTGGGCAAGCAAGAAGTACGGCGTACCGATTCGCACCGGCCAACGTGGCGATGGTTTCGCTCGTGATACGAAGAAAAGCGAGGCAGCACACAAAGCGGTGCAGCGCGTACTCAATACGATCTACCCACCGAGCGACATTCCGAGCGGTAAGAAGGTTGCGAAGCAGACCGACGAGGTTGCGCGTCTTATCAGCAAGTTTCAGGGATTGACCGCTGCGCAGAAGAAGCGTTTTCTCGCTGGTATCTGAGTTTTTGGCAGCAAGTTTCACGGAAGGCGCGAGAAAGCGAAGGCTCGCGCCGATTCTATTTCCTGTCCAACGAAAGGCAAATCATGAAAACCTACCTCGACGACATCGAGATGAACGCGCATTTCACCCACGAGTTCGTCCGCACGGCGTTCGCTGTGATCGATCAGATGGCAGACGGCACAGAAGTTTGGGACGGCTGGTGTTTCGACATCAGCGGTGAAGACTTGGTCGAGCAGCTTCTCGATCTACTGGAAACATACTACTGAAAGGCACAGCATGCACACCCACACATCAACTCAGGGACGCAGTGTCCCTGAGTATCCCAACACCATCAAGTACCAGCGTCGCAACTGGGAAGTGCTCGGCTACTGGTGGAACGACGCAGGCGAAGCAGTCGGGTATCAACTGCGCTCACTCGACGAGCGACGCGAACTACGTGCAATCAAACTCTCCACAACATGTTTGTGAGAGATACTTGCTTGAAAGCAACACTAGACTATTGTCAAGATGGTTGTATCATGTGGACGCGACCGTGACGCAAATGAAAAGCGTGAAACACCGCACCAGCACTAGCGTTTCAGAGGACACACTAAAAAATAGTATACATAACATATAAATTATTATTATTAGAGAACCAGACTAATGGTTGTATCTCATTCCTTGCACTCTCTCGAAAAACTCACGCAACCAAGTACAACCTTCCTTTGGTTTGTTCTATACTTGCATTTAGGTGGGAATGTAGACTATTTTTTGCCCGCCCTCTGAAAACCCGCACCAGCACTAGCATCTCAGGCGGTCACGTACTGTCACGGTCGTGGCAACTTGGTACAACCTTCTTGACAGAGGACAACATGGTACAACCATCTAAACCACAGAAATACTTTGAACTCACGAAGAAGAAACTCTACAAGCGACTCGAAGCACGAGGCTACTCTGCAGGCACGATCTACAACCTTATCGATAGAGCGCAAGTGAAACGCAAAGCGTTGTTGAAAGCAGAGCGTATGCGCTATGGCGTTTACGCGCCGTGGAATGTGATGATCGAGGAGTTACTCGCAGAGATGCACAGGACACGAGCGAAGATCGACAAGTACACATCAGAGAAACACAACCATCCCGAGCGAGCAGAATTATTCAGCGCGTACCTGCAACTGCTACAGAAAAGGTTGTATGGCCTACGCTTGAAGCAGCAGCGCGAGAAGCAAACGCCCGAAGCATTGGGCAAACCACATTGGTCGGACTGGATACCCGAAGAAGTAAAGCGTCCATTCATTCAACGACACACCGAGCTATTCAACAAAGCGAACACACGCACAGCAGCACCACTATTTTCCAACGAGAAAGTAATCATCCGCACGCAGAAGTCAAAGCGTGTTGATGCGTGGAAACAAGAATGGTTGCAGTACATGGCAACGTACGACGATGCCGTGCGGTCAGGCGATGCAGCGAAAGCAGAGTGGGCGAAGTACTGCGCGGACTGCATCGAGCGGTGCATCCTCAGACTAGAGGACGTTGGCATACGCAGAGCGTCCGTTGAATGGGTGAGATTACTTACCGCACAGGAAGGCGCAGAGATGACACGCCTCGGCGAAGCATTTACCACGAAGGAAGAAACAGTAGTAACCGTAGCACCACGACTCGGGGACATCCCGTCCCCGAGTTTTTTACCACAGCGAAAGGAGTAACAACCATGAGAGACTTATACGAGTACGACCCTGTGTCACGCATCGACTGGATGCACTCACTCATACAGGTACTACGCTATGACCCATCGGGTGTGCGTGGCTGGCATGCACGTGAGCAGCGCAGCTATTCATTCCACGAGGCAGTGTGGTGTGCAGTCAAACTTTCTCCACCGAAAGATTGGCACTTGCTGGTACTTGAGTGGCCGCACATTTCCACAAGTGACCCCAACCGTCTGGCCTACACACGCGACGACCGAGCAGGCCACGACAACAAGCAGACCATAACTACCATCGGCAAGTATCTGCACCGCCACTTCCCCAAGCTGGCCGACCATCAGATACGTGACATCGCTGCGCTGCACTCAGCGTCAGGGTGCGAGATCGTGCGTACCACCGACGAGATACTCGACACGCTACAACGTGGGCCACACTCATGTATGCGATGGAACGACTGCCACCACGAGCACCATCCCTACAGAGTCTACTCACCTGCACTCGGCTGGGGTATGGCACGGCGTGTGGTTGACGGCGATGTGCGTGGCCGTGCGCTGGTGTACGAGGATACCTACGAGAACTACAAGTGCTATGTGCGTAGCTACAAGAAAGGCGAGGGCTACTCATACGCTGACGAGATGCTCGAAGCATGGCTGAAGCAACAAGGGTACGAGCACAGGGGTGGTTGGCCTGAAGGCGCACGCATGGCACACCTCGAACCACGCTACACATCCTCTGCCTTCCTTGCACCATACATCGACGGTGATGTACAGAACGTTGATGTCGAACGACACGATGGCAAGCTGTGCCTCGTCATCAGAGATGGCGGTGAGTACGTATGCAACAACACCGACGGCACACCAGAGAGTGAGGATGAGTCAGAGGAGTGCGCTGACTGCGGTTCCTACCAACACCCCGAGGACATGTATTGGGTTGGGCGTGGTGAGTCGAACCATGTATGCAGTAGCTGCAGAGATAACTACGTCACCGCATACACACGCCACGGCCATCAGTTCGAGATACACGAGAACAACGTGATATTCCTTGAGTCAACTGAGGAGCACTACGACGTTGACTATCTGGATCAGAACGGCGTCATCACGTTAGCTAGTGGCGAGTACGAACACCGCGATCATGCGTGGGAGTGTGAGCACAGCAACGAGTGGTACAGCGATGACGAGGACAGCATCGAGGTGACTGACGCACAAGGTAACACGCTCACCATCCACCCCGACCATGCCGACGAGTACAACAACGACGAGAACGAAGGAGAGTAACCATGACACGCAAAGCTAAACAAACCACACGCACTGAGGGTACAACCATGCTCATGCACACATTGAAGACTGCGCTAACCGTGAAGCGTCCGCATGGTGGCAAAGGCGTAGCCATGTTCACTACGTGGTTGGAAGATGCTGTACCTGCACACTTAAAGCCACGCACATTCACAGACAACGCAGGCAACCTGCACGTTGACGCACGTACCACCAAGCAACACCGCACACTATTCGTTGCACACGTTGACACAGTCCACGCTGCTGATGGCAAGAACTTAGTCAAGGTCAAGGGTGATGTGTGGCATGCGTACGGTGGCGTACAACTCGGTGCTGATGATGGCGCTGGTGTTGCGTTGCTGATGCACATGATGCACGCTGGTGTACCTGCTTACTACATCTTCACGCAGGGTGAGGAGAAGGGTGGCATCGGTGCGACGTTCATTGCCAAGCAGCACAAAGACTTGCTTGCTCAGTTTGATCGGGCTATCGCATTCGACCGCCGTGGCACAGACAGCGTGATCTCTCATCAGGGATGGGGTAGGTGTTGCTCTGATCTGTTTGCGCAGACACTCGCCAATGCACTCAACGACATTCACCCTGACATCTTCATGTACTCACCCGATGACAGCGGTGTGTATACCGACACCGCAGAGTTTGTTGACATCATCCCCGAGTGCACCAACATCAGCGTGGGGTATTACCGTGAGCACACCGAGCACGAGTCATTAGATACCGCACACTTGCAACGACTCGCTGACGCTGTGCTGCGTATCAACTGGGACAACCTACCAACAGATCGTGACCCGACTGTGATCGACGAGAAGGACTGGGGTGAGTACAAGGGATACACCAGCGCATACGACAAGGCGTGGTGGGATGGCGACCCTTCATCGTGGGATGAGTACGAGGACATGAAGTACTACCGACTCGATGTCATCGACGCGCTGATGGATGCCACGGTGGGTTACACCGATACGCTGCAGTCATTCATTGCACAAGCTGCGTACCCTGATGATCCAGCACTAGCACGCAAGCACATGCGACTGAAGAACATATCGCGTGATGAGTTGGACTACGCGCTTGAGTCTGTGCAAGCTGGGTTCGATGTCGAGTCTGTGCTGCTCGACTTGTTTGATATGTGCCACGTGCACTAACACTCGGGGACATGGTGTCCCTGAGATTTATTGAGGAGAAGTAAGATGACTGTATCGCGTAAGGAATACATGGAAGATTTGCTGAAGGACTGTGACTTGGCCGTGTTCGATTTCTATGGGGATACCGTGGAGAAGAATGAAGCACAGACTGTTGCCAAGGGACAGATCATCGCTGCGCTCATACTTGCTGACGCAATCAATGGTCTGCGTAAAACCATGCTAATGACGAAAGGAACTTGCAATGAATCTCGAACCTGAAGAGTGGATACTCATCCTCGTCGCATTGATGGGCGCGGTGCTGGGCGCGTGTATCGCTGTACTGTTAATCGTTTTCTTTGGAGGTGACTTATGGATACGTACGACTGGGTTGGGGTGATCTGTGCGTTGGTGTTGTTCGGTGTTCTGTTGATGACGTATGAGGGGGTGATATGAAGGACGCATACGCAGATCAACCACCAATACCTGACTACGAGACAGCAGCAGAGGTATTCAATTCAATCAAACCTTACGATGGTCAACCGCACATCGTACCGCTGCGCAAGAAACGTGGGCGAGACTATGGGCTGGTGCACAAGGAGGGTATGTACATCCTGCTGCGCAACGACCAACCCATCATCAAGTACCTGCGACCCAAGCCGGAGGAGGTGGTGAAGGTAGCGGTTGGGGGTCATCTCGTTCACCCATACCTGCGCCAAGTGGAGGTGACGAACAACGGCACGCGGGGTATGTCTAGGTTCTTTGCCCACCATCGATGGCAGTCGTGGGTGCCGAGGTTGGAGACAGACAAAGGCATGATGGTCTACGCACCGTTCATCCCCAACCACCGCACGCTTCTGACCTTCGACGCGAACGACAAACTCGTACTGGAGTTGTCACACCACGAGCCGATCTTCACCCGCCACACGTCCTTGGAGCATAAGGTCTTAGCACAACAAGTTTGGGAGAAGTTGTTGCCCGTGGCTAACTTGGCGCTCATGCGGTCGGAGGACTTGCTGGCTGGGGTACACCTGCATGATCGGTACTGGGGTGGGAACTTCGACCCAATCAAGATCGAGGCGCGGGGTGTGGGTGAGTTCAATGGGGAGAACGTGTCGTGGGTGGTGAAGATGTACGCCATGAAGGACACGTTAACGCTCGACAAGACGCTGCCCACCCTCATGCTGTTAGCCGGTGAGGTGCTGACCTTTATTGCTTCAAAGAAATGGAAGGTGCTGGAGGCGGAGATGAACCACGAGTCTGCACGTGACCGTGGGCTGATGTGGGAGAGGGTCAAGGCACAGATACAACCCGATGAGTTCATGCGGACATTCAAGTACGCCGTGCTGAAGTGCTGCGACCTCCACACACCCAACGCCAAGGTGCAGTTGCCTATGTTCCCCGAGCGGCTACCCCGCCGAGTATTCCTATGAATCAACTACATGGAGGTGAAATCACTAAACATAGTTGCACACCGTAATCTTTCATGGTTATAATCTAGCCATAACATCTTTCACAAAAGTATTTACAAAGGAGAAACACAATGAACGCAGCAAAATTCTTATCCTTTTCTCAGGCAACCAGTGTCATCTCTTCTGTCGGCCACCTACGCACGGTGCTGATCGAGGGCGAAAACGGCATCGGCAAAACGTCGATCTACCACGCACTGAAGGCCATGCCGCAGTTCGCAAACCACATCTTCCCCGGCATCATCGATTGCCAGCAACTAGCTGACGGTTCCATCTGGATGCCAACCATCGACAACGAGATGGGCGTGTCGAGGGAGATTCCCAACGACCGCTTCGGGGTCAGCAAGGAGTACTGCAAGGGACTGGATGGCTCCCGGCCTGTGGTGATCTGTCTGGACGAGATCGGCAAGGCACCGTCCTACATCAAGCCGCAGTTGGCTCCGCTGATCTACGAGCGCAGGCTAGGCAACCTGTACATGCCCGAGGGTAGCGTGGTGTTTGCCACCACCAACCTAGCGTTGGAGGGTCTGGGCGACATGCTGCAGGCACACCAGCGCAACCGTCTGATCAGAATCAAGATGCGCAAGTCCAACATGCCGGAGTGGGTGCAGTACGCCACCAACCGTGGGCTGGCACCTGAGTTGATCACGACTGTGCACCAGTACCCCACCGTGTTCGATTCGTTCACCGACTACTTGCCGGGTGGTAAGTTTGCCGACAAGAAGCTGGAGCAGCACAACCCTGACATCTTCAACCCACGCGATGCCGCACAGGATGCGTACGCCTCACCACGCTCGATGGAAGCTGCGTCCGATGTCATCAAGTGCCGCGCTGGTATGGACGACGAGTCGCTGCAGCAGGCGTTGGAGGGTACGGTCGGTGCGCCGTTCGCTGCCAAGATCATGTCGATCATTCGCTTCGGTGATCAGATGCCGCTGTATGAGTCTGTAGTGGCTGACCCCACGGGCACACCTGTGCCGGACAACGCGATTGTTCAAACTGTTCAAGTGTTCAAGTTCGTCAACCGTGTGTCAGACCGCAACGAGGCCGAGGCGTTGACCACCTACGTCGAGCGCATGCGTGGCGAGATGCGTGGCCTGTTCACCACCGTCACGTCAAAGAACCTACAGAAAGCCTCGCTGTTCATGTCGGTGCCTGCGTTCACGTCGATGCTGGCTAAGAACGCTGAACTACTTTCTATCCGGTAAGGAGGAGTTATGGCTTGGAGTAATCTACCGCTGCCCGAGCGTATCGAGGCAACCCACGTGGACATCATGCGCCACAAGGACTTCACCCGCATGGCTGGCGTGGCAATGATCGGTGCGGTCAAGTTCAGCGACACGATGCCAACCGCTGCCACCAATGGGCGGGACGTTATTTACGGCAACAAGTTCTGCGAAAGCTTGAACCGCAAGCAGTTGCGCTACCTCGTGCTGCATGAGAACGGCCACAAGATGCTGCACCACTGCACCGAGTACAAGCCACTAGCCAAGAAGTATCCAGAGCACTTGGCGAGGGCGGCTGACTACGTGGTCAACGGCATGATCGAGGAGATCGACCCCACGTTCACGTTCGTTGAGCGGCCTACCGATGACTTGCTGATCGACAAAGCACGCTTTGCTAACAAGTCCATCCTTGAGGTCTTGAAGGAGTTGATCAAGGACAGCGAGGAGCAGGAGGACGAAGGCGGTGGGCAGTCGTTGGACGAGCACATGGAGGGTGACTTCGAGGAGGCCGAGGCTGGCGAACTGAAGGAGATGGTTGAGGAAGCGGTGCGCCAAGGCGTGATCACTGCCAACAACCTAGCAGGCCAAGGCTCACGCAGTACAGTCATCGATGGTGCGTTGGCACCCCGGCATACCGATTGGCGCTCGGCTATTCGTGAGTTCGCTACATCAGTCTGTATGGGGCACGACCTGTCTCGGCTATCGCCACCCAACAAGCGCATGCTGCCGCTGGGCATCCTGCTGTGGTCACACTTCGCTGAGACTACGGGTGAGTTAGTGATCGCCGGTGATACGTCTGGCTCGATGGGCGGTATCTACCCTGTGCTGTTCGGTGAGATCGCTCGTATCTGTGAGATCGCCAACCCTGAGAAGGTACGCATCGTCTGGTGGGACAGCGCCGTCTGTGGTGAGCAGGTGTTCGAGAAGCAGGACTTCGCTTCTATTGCACGGGCATTGAAACCGCGTGGTGGTGGCGGCACTGAGCCGCAGTGTGTGCTTGACCACATCCGACAGAACGACATCAAGGCCAAGGGCATCATCTGGCTGACCGATGGCTACTTCTACGGCAACAACAACCTGCAGACCGACATCCCGCAGTTGTGGGGTGTCATTGACAACGACCGCTTCACGCCACCGCAAGGCAAGCTGGTCAACATCTCGTCGCTAGTAGAGGGCGTTTAATTAAACCGAAAGGAGCATGACATGAAAACTACTCGATACAACCTCGACACCTGCGCCATGCTGGTGGAATTCAACGCATCCGTATGGACTGCGCGTAAGCTGGACAAGGGCACAACCGATGAGGTCATCAGCACCAAGTCCGCCAAGGCCAAGGACGCAGCACGCGTCAACAAGAACCTGCTGGCTGGTCGCCCTGAACTGGACGTGATCAATCAACAGGTGGGCAAGGTACGTACCTTTGTTTATGACAACACGTTGCCGTGGTCTGACTCCGGCCTGCGCTTGCTGCCGACTGTCAACTTCATGGCGTTCACCGCTCGTATGAATGAGTACGAGGAGGAGTTCAACACGCTGGTGGACAAGTTCGTGGATGTGTACCCGACGCTGATCACGGCGCAAGCTATGGCACTCGGTGACATGTTCAAGCGTGACGAGTACCCCACCGCCAAGGCTATCGCTGACAAGTTCCGCTTCCGGGTGGGCTACATGCCGGTGCCGACTGCGGGTGACTTCCGTGTGGACGTGGGTAATGCAGCGCAACAAGAACTGCGTCAACAACTTGAGCGCCTGCAGAGTGAGCGTGTCGAGACTGCGATGGCTGACGTACGTGCCCGACTGGGTGACCACTTAAAGCGTATGTCTGACCGGCTGGCAGTCGATGTCATCAACGGTGAGGTCAAGACCCGGCGCTTCCACGACTCGCTGGTCACAGGTGCACTGGAGTTGTGCGAGATCGTCAAGTCGTTGAATGTAGTGGGTGATGAGAACCTTGAGGATACTCGCCGCTCTCTTGCCAACCTGTTGTCGGGAGTAGATGCCGATGAACTGCGTAAGAACATGGAAGTACGTACTGACGTGCGTGCCCAAGTGGAGCAACTGCTGGACAAATTTTCTTTCTAATAGAGGTTGCTGGAGTTGTCTAACTATTGACACGATAAACGTGTCGCGTAAACTGGGCGATGCCCATTAATCAAGGAGATGAAACTATGAGCAAGAAACAAAAAGCACTGCCGATTACTGCTGCCAAACTTCTTGAGCAGGTGCAAGTGCGCATGAAGTTGTTAGAGGCGAAGTTCGGTTTCAAGTATGCGCTGGTGCAGGATGAATACGGTATTCGTGAGGGTGCGTTGAAAGATCGCGTACCCAAGATGCTGCGCACACCACGCAACCCTGATGCCAAGTTCGGGGAGATCGCAGCGTACGTCAGGCCGTTGCTGGAGAGCGTAGCGGAAGATGAGTTGGTGCAGATTCCCTACAAGAAGTACCACCCGAAATCGGTGTACTCAACAACGCACTCCACAGCGACCCGCATGTGGGGGCAGAAGTCATTCGTGGTGGAGAAGACCGACAAGTACATTGAAATATGGCGTACCTCTGCGGCGGCACAGCTAACAGGGCTGTCGAATGATATGGCTTCTCCACAGGAAGTTGATGATGCTGTGTGATTGTGGCGGACGTACTGAGGTGGTCAATACCCGTCAGATAGATCAGGGCGTGCGCAGGCAGCGTAAGTGTGTGGCCTGCCGCGCTTCATTCTTGACGACAGAATATCGGGATGCACCTAAACCAGCACCGCCGCCTGTTGTAGAGAAACCAATGGCGAAGATGGCAGCGGAGATACATCGTAAGAAAGTAGAAGCACGGCGCAAGAATGAAGATCGTCGAAGCTACGTGCCGAACTACTTCATCGAAGAGGAGGATTACTAATGCTACGTGATGGCAAATTCATCAAAGAAGACCCGCCGAAGATCGGCAAGTTCTACGTACCCAAGTTCAAAGAGGACACGCCAACACCAGAGGAGCGGCTGGCGCAGAGCATCCTGCTCAACCATCAAGAGACCAAGTATTCGTTTCTGTCTAAGGTTCTCAGCATTGTGTTGCGAGTATGAGGTACTGGGTCTTTGATGAATACGAAAACTTATTAAGCAAATGCTAACCACCAAAAAATAAGGAGAAGTAAGATGGTAAAGAAAAGAGATTTGCCAGAGAACAAATTGCTGGATACTATCAAACGAGAGCTAGATATACATAACGATGCGCACTTAGCGCGGCTGTTGAAGGCACCACCTTCTGCTATATCAAAGATCAGATACGGCACCAGCGCCATTACAGCAGAGTTCATCTTGAAAGTGTACGACGCTACCGGATGGTCAATCGAAAAGATCAGGAGTCTACTGCCTTATGCAAACACCAGAAAGCAAAGTGAAGTCTTCAGTTACGAAGATACTTAAACAGCTTGGTATCTATTACTTCTTCCCTGTAACTGGCGGCTATGGTTCGTCTGGTGTACCAGACATCATCTGCTGTTATAACGGTGTGTTCATAGGTATTGAGTGCAAGGCTAAAGGCAACAAGCCAACACCTCTGCAAGAAGCACAGATGCAGAAGATACGGCAGGCCGGAGGCTACACTATCGTTATCAACGAGGAGAACGTATCGATACTGGAGAACTGGCTGACTACTTTACTGGAGCGTTGATGGAACTTGCAAGTGACGAACCAATGTCGGATGAGGAGAAGGCGGAGTATATCGACAATACGCTGGCAGCACTACGTCAGTTCTTGGTCGAGGCTTCGCCAAACAAACACGCTGTGCTGCTGATGCTCGACGAGGATGATCATCTGTTGCAGACATTCAACTTCAACACCACGCCGTCATTGGCTGTGATGATGTTGGGTTCTACGATGGAGATGATTCGAGAAGAACTAAGCGGTGTTGCAGCACAACGACTACTTAACTAAACATATGACAAAACCTTTCGACAAAATGCTCGTAGTCGATTTCGAAACGCGATGGTCAAGTAAAGAATACACGCTATCGAAGTTGACGACCGAGGAGTACATACGTGACCCGCGCTTCAAGGCGTTCGGCATGTGCATCAAAGAATATGGGGACGAGTTACCAGCAACGTGGGTGCGTGGTGACAAGATACAGGAGTGGGTTGACAGCATCGACTGGTCTAAGACTGCCGTGCTTGCGCACAACGCGCAGTTCGATGTTGCCATTCTCTCTTGGGTGTACGGTGCGCGACCGGTCTTCATATTCGATTCGCTATCAATGGCGCGTGCGCTGCGTGGGGTAGAGGCAGGTAACAGTCTTGCCAAACTTGCAGAGGAGTTCGAGCTACCGCCTAAAGGTCGTGCCGTGCACAGCACCGATGGGTTGTCAGACATCAGCTTCGAGGTTGAGCAAGAGCTTGCTGACTACTGCCGCCACGATACATTCTTGTGTGAAGAAGTTTTCAAACGTCTGTCTGTTGACTTCCCACAGAAAGAACTTCGACTGATTGACCTAACGTTGAAGATGTTTACCAACCCCGTGCTGGAGCTAGACCCAGACATGTTGCGGGAAGCTATCGATGAGGAGCGTGAAGAACGTGAAGAGCTTTTGGTACGGCTTGGGGTGGGCGATGCGACGCTGGCGAGTAACCAGCAATTCGCGGATTTGTTGGCTACGTTGGGATGTGAAGTTCCATACAAGACGAGTAAAACTACGGGCAAGCAGACTTTGGCGCTTGCTAAAAACGACGCGCTCTTCCAAGCACTTCTCAACAGTGAGCGTAAAGAAATTTCACTCTTATGCGAAGCTAGACTCAAGGTCAAGTCCACCCTTGAAAGAACGCGAGCGCAACGTTTCCACGACATCTCGCAACGTGGAACGCTCCCGGTTCCCCTGAACTACTACGGCGCACACACGGGGCGGTGGACTGCATCCAAGGGCAGCGGCATCAACATGCAGAACCTAAAGCGTGGCAGCTTCTTGCGTAAGGCGATCATGGCACCAGAGGGCTACTCGCTGGCGGTGTGTGACCTCTCGCAGATCGAACCGCGTGTGCTGGCGTGGCTGGCTGGGTACGATGACATGCTGGACATCTTCCGCTCGGGTAAGGATGCCTACTCTATGTTCGGTGCGCAGATGTTCAACATACCGGGCATGACCAAGGAGAGCCACCCTGACCTGCGACAGAGCGCCAAGTCCGCCATGCTGGGCGCGGGATACAACCTCGGCTGGACAAGTTTCGCTGCGCAGTTGTTGACCGGCTTCCTCGGTGCGCCGCCCATGCGTTACGACAAACGTATTGCCAAGATGTTGGGGGTGACACCGGAGAAGGTGCAGCGGTTCCTTGAGTGGGATGTGAACCTTGAGAAGATGGCAACTATCCCGCACACCTGTACGCAGGAGGAGCTAGTCGTGCATTGCTTGGCGGCGAAGGAGATCATCGACAAGTACCGTGCTGCAGCGCAGCCTGTGGTGGACTACTGGGCGATGTGCCAAGACCTGATCCTGCGTTCGTTGCATGAAGGACATGAATACACCCACAAGTGCGTCACATTCAGGAAGGGCGAGGTGGTCTTGCCAAGCGGTCTGTCTTTGCGGTATCCTGAGTTGAAAGGTTCTGCCGATGCCAAGGGGCGCATCCAGTGGGTCTACGGCGAGAGCTTCAAGAAGATGTATGGTGGGAAGCTGACTGAAAACATTGTTCAGGCGGTTGCTCGCTGCGTGATGACTGACGGCATGCTGCGGATACAAAAACGTTATCCGTGCGTATTGACCGTGCACGATGAAGTCGTAGTACTTGTTCCTGAAACTGAGGTTTCGGAGGGAGAGGCATGGGTCTACGACCAGATGGTGAAGGAACCGGCGTACCTGCCGGGTATACCGCTCAAGGCGGAGAGTGGCAGTAACCGTCGCTACGGTGACGCAAAACAATAAGGAGGAATGTATGAGGTATTGGATACCAACTGAGATGCAGATTGGTAATAAGAAGTATGCAGTAGTGCAGCCTGAGAAGGTTGGCAAAGGGTGGGACAGAGGTGTAGTAGATGTAAAAGCCAAGCGTATTGAGCTAGGCAAGAAAGATGTAGCAGGCAGTAAGTTTTCAGCAGAGGAGCGTTATGAAACCTTGTTTCATGAGATGACGCACGCCATTCTGTATGAGATGAACCACCCGCTGTGGCGCGACGAGAAGTTCGTGAAACGTTTTGCCAAGCACTTAACGGATGCAATCTGCACCGCACGATAGGAGAAGTAATGTTGACAGAAGCAATTAACTACAAGGCGGTATGGGCATGGATAAACGCGGTCTGGGCGAAGTCGTTGGTGGCGGTGGTGTTGTTCGTCATCGGGTTGTGGATAGGCAGCGTAACCACGGAAGGCCGCATCGTATCCGACTGCAAGTTCGCTGGGTCGTTTCGCGTGGACATACAAGCATTCACATGTCAGCGGAGGATTTGATGGACAGCGATGACATAGTGCATATGGCACGGGAGGCGGGGTTTGCCATTCAAGGCGATATGTACGGCGAGGATGACGAAATAGCGAGAGTCAAACGCTTTGCCAAACTAGTCGCAGCAGCAGAACGCGAGGAATGTGCCAAGTTACTCGACGAGATGGCAGCGGCAGACAAGCTGTCGAACTATTACCAAGTGGCAGCGTTGCGAATCAGAGAGCGAGGTGCGCCGTGACTGTGATTGATTTAGCCAAGAAGCGCCAGCCGGTGACTTATACGTTGGTCATTACACATCACTGGGATGGAACCTTTGAGTTCACCGTGTTAGATGTTGCCGACGATGAGCGTAGTCAAGAATCAGTTGGATATGCTTTGAAAAAAGCAGCAGAGGCTTGGGGAAATATCCGCGAAAGAGGTGCGCCACAGCGCGAATGGCAGGGACTGACGTATAAGGAGCGTAATGATTGTCTGGTTGAGGCAGACCCATGCGAAGCGTTGTTGGACCATGAAGCGCATGAACTTATGCGAACTGTCGAAGCAAAGCTACAGGAGAAGAACACATGAGCTACGTCGTGGCCTCGTTGCCGCCAATTAAGTGCTTCGTTCGCAGGGAGTTCCTGTACAACTTTACGAAAGGACATGGCGAACTGGAGCCAGCGATCTGGGTAAGCATCAAAGCACTGCGGGGACAGGTGTTCCGCATCGAGTCGCTGCTACCTAACTATGGGGCTTTGTACGACAAGCTACCAATCCATGCTTATGTGTGGGCAGCGGATCATGGCGATCTGCCGGTTGATACCTTGCAGCTATGGGATTGCATGGGCTACCGCTTCACGGTGGTGGAGAAGATCGGCTTACGCAATCTAGGTGTGAAGTTCTTGGGCAAAGACAAGGAGTGGCATTTCGGGCGGTACATGTTTACGGTGGACTTCTGTGCTGATGGCATGGACGTAGACACCGGCTTTACCGAACAAGCCGAGGAACACAAATCGTTTAACTTTATCCAGCTAGACAACGGGCAGTTTGCCACGCAGCCTAACAACCGATGCCTTTGGTATGACCAGAGCCTGATCCCTGCTGAAACAAAGTTCCCTGACTTTCAGGCGGCGCAGAAGTTTTGGACGGTGGACGGAACTCGCAAGTGGTCAGCGGGGGATGATTGGTTTTACAGCATTGAGGAAAACATATGACTTGCCCAGACTGCGAACGATACAAACTGAGCGCACAGATGTGGCGCAACGAAGCATACAAACACGCTGGCATAGACCTGCCGTGGAAGCCAGAGGAACTGCTGAAGCAAGAGTACGAGCGTGGGTTTGCTGCTGGTTTACGTTTTGCAAATGAAGTTAAGGACACTGACAAATGAACCTACGCTGGTCGCACTCCGCGCTGAAAGACTTCGAAGGCTGTGCTCGTCGGTACCATGAAGTCAAGGTGCTGAAGAAGTACCCGTTCCCTGACACTGAGCAAACACGCTATGGTAAAGATTTCCACACCGCTGCCGAGCTATACGTGCGGGACGACACACCACTGCCTGCTCACTTCACGTTTGCCAAGGACGTACTAGATGCGCTGAAGGTTAAGCCGGGGCGTAAGCTGTGCGAGTACGAGATGGCGCTGCGTGAAGACTTGTCACCATGCAAGTGGGATGCCGAGGATGCGTGGGTGCGTGGTATTGCCGACCTGCTGATTATCAACGACGAGAACTTAACGGCGCACATACTGGATTACAAGACGGGGAACAACAAGTACCCAGACCGTGATCAGCTTGTGTTGATGTCACTGATGGTGTTCGCGCACTTCCCGCACATTCGTCAGGTCAAGTCGGCATTGCTGTTTGTGGTGAAGAACGACATGGTCAAGCAGAGCATGTCGCGTGAAGAAGCTGATGCCCACTGGTGGAAATATCGGGAGCGCATCGCAAGGCTGGCTGCGTGCCATGCCAACGACGTATGGAATCCAACACAGACACCGTTGTGTGGCTGGTGCGTAGTGAAAGATTGTGAGTTCAACCCGAAACATTAGGAGATCGTCATGACCCAAGTAAACGGCAAGCGTGACTACAAGCACGCATACAAGCTACAGAAACAAAACGGTGAAACCAAAGATCAACTCGAACGCCAGAAGGCACGGAGAAAGTATGACCAAGATGGAATTGACAGAAGCGGAAAGGACATTGATCACGTTAAGCCCATCCGTGCAGGAGGCAAGACCACAGTGGGCAATCTCCGGCTCCGTAACAAGCGTGTCAACCAGCGTGATAACGGGAAGTAACTTAGACCGTAATCAAATCCCACCGTCTGTTCTCCGTGACTTGTGGATAAACAGATTCGGTGTCGGATGGGTAGACACTAAAGATGTACCGATGGATTACATGCCTGTGCAACAGCAGCTATGGTTCGCAGGACAAATTCAAAAGCTGTATCGTCCAGATGTAGGACGCGAAGTATGGAGAATCTTTGATGCAAATAATTGACAACAAGGCGCTCGTGCTACGTACACGTACGCCGGAGAAATATAAGATCATTCCGAAGAGCAAAATACTTAACGCATATCCGAACGGTGTGCATGAGATAGCAGTTCACTGGGGATTAGATGAGGCGCGTGTACTTAAAAACCTCGGGGTTAAGAACGTACCTTCGCCGATCACTCGTCGTTACTCGTGGCCCGGTCGGTTTACTCCGATGGCGCACCAGATGGAAACGGCTGCGTTTCTTACCATGCACCGCAAGGCGTTTGTTTTCTCGGAACCGGGGACGGGTAAGACCCTCTCGGCTCTCTGGGCTGCGGACTACCTCATGGAGCGCGGCGAGATAAGGCGTTGTTTGATTCTCTGCCCGCTATCAATTATGCAGAGCGCATGGATGCAAGACTTGAACAACAGCATCCTGCACCGCAGTGCTGTCATCGCCCACCACGCGCAAGCCTCGCGCCGTATAGAAATGGTGCAGGGTGACTACGAGTTCGTCATCATGAACTATGACGGGTTGAACCTGACGGCAGACGAAATAGCCAACGACGGACGGTTCGATCTGATCATCGTTGACGAAGCGAACGCATACAAGAACGTATCAACAAAACGTTGGAAGGCGCTGAACCGTCTGATCAAACCTACCACGCTGCTCTGGATGATGACGGGTACGCCTGCCTCGCAGTCGCCGCTGGATGCGTATGGCCTTGCCAAGCTGGTGAACTCTGATGCGGTGCCGAGGTTCTATACAGCATGGCGCGACAAGGTGATGAACAAGGTGTCGCAGTTCCGGTGGCTGGCTAAGTCGGACGCACCAGAGAAAGTATTCGACGCACTTCAACCAGCAATACGTTTTACCAAAGAGCAGTGCCTTGACCTGCCGCCGGTCGTGACCATTACCCGTGAGGTACCACTGACCCCACAGCAAGCC